TCGTTTTGAATGGCATTTTCTGTGTAGCGCATAAGCTCTGGGCATCGTGCTTTGTGCTTACACCATTGGCATTGCTTCTCACCAGCAGTCAGCGGGGCGTTTTCCTGCATAGCCAATTCTGCTCGCTCTTTTACCCACTCACCAAACGCCAGTAACTCCTCAATGCTTATTGTCAATTCATCAATATGGTCTAGTCGCGGTTGGTAGATAATCATTGTGATGGTCTTGATATCTTCAAGCATACCAAACTCGCTATAGACTCCTAGCGCGTAGATTTTAGTTTGCGTAGTATCAGCATAGACCTTTACGCCTTTACCGTACTTCAAGTCGATAATCGTTACGTTATTGTCATTTAGAATGATGCAATCGGCTGTACCAAAACCGTCTTGAGCGTACTCGCTGTAGTCGAGTTTCTGCTCATAGATTTTATGACCTTTGTGTTCTGCAATGAAATCCATGTAATCATTTACATGGTGGCACATGGCTTTATCTACTGTTATCCAGTTCGTTTCGGGCAAGTGCTTACCTTCAAAGTCAAACGGATTAATATCACCTTTCAAGCATATCTCTGCAAGCTCATGCGCTGTCGTACCTTCGTCTGCAAATGCGCTACGGGATTCTTTGTAAGGCTTTTGCGCTGCGACGCTACCGGAGCAATATAGCCAAGTAGCACTTCCACTTGCGCTCAGTAAAGAGTGTTTAGGCGCTTCTTCATTAGACATTGAGTTCACCTTTGCGCGAAATGTAAAAATAATAATGAGCGTGTTTTTTAGATACAGTTACAATGTCATCATTATAAAAAAAGTAGCAGGTTGCCTTTGTTTTACAATCAGATTCCTTTGACCAGTAAAGTTCATCAGTTGTGTACATAAGTGGATTATCAATACATTCACTTATTTTTATTAAATCATCAATAGTCGGAATTTCCCATCCATCTTCTTCGTTTATCATAGCGGCATTCCAATCGCCACAATATTCTTCACCAATATAAAAATCTAAATCTTTTACATACTTTTCAGTGTCTACTGAACGCGCAACTTTTGATCGCAACATATCTTGTAATTCAGCTAATTTACGTTTACTTTCTTCATGGTTTACTGAATCAATAATAGGGTTAATTTTGCATATAGCATCCAAAAGATCAGTTCTTTCAGTTACAGTCAATACGATATTAGACATTGAAGCTCTCCAAGAAGTTATAAAATTCAACATAATGTTTAGGGGCAAGAGTTATTGTGCTGGATGCACCTAGTTCAGTTAACTTATCTACGATAGTCTTTTTAGGAACAGCGTTGCGTTGACGCAGTTCAAGCGCTATTTCTTTTAATAGTTTTGATGTTATGAGGAGTTCGGGTTCTTTTACTTCTTCAACAGGTTCTTCAGCGAGTTCTTCCACTTCTACTTCTACAGGCTTTTCTTTTTTCTTTACTGCTTTAGGTTTTACTTGCTGGGTTACTTGTTCGGTTACTTGTTCGGTTACTTGTTCGGTTACTTGTTCGGTTACTTGCTGGGTTACTTGTTCGGTTACTTGCTGGGTTACTTGTTCGGTTACTTGCTGGGTTACTTGTTCAATGACTGTTTTATTAGCGCTAGATGATCCGGCTCTACCTTCATCCCTATCTACTTTCATCGCTTTGTTCATTGCTTCGTGATGCTCAATATCAGTGATGATTTCAACCGTTTCTTTGTTATCTTCAATAATTGCAGGTGCTGACGTTTCATCAAGCGTTTTGACAACATCCTCAAGTCTGAATTTGAACGCAGTTGATTGCTTAGTTAGCGTTTCATGAATACCGTTACTGATACCTGCTTTGATAATTTCATCCGTTTGCACTAAGCGCTCTGCCACTTCATGCAATAACTCATAGCTAAACTGGGTGTTTGTGCCATGTATTAATGAGAGTGAAATGAATTCACCAAGTTGGGTGTTTGTGAGTATTGTTAAATCATTCATTGTGTTTTTCCTCTGTTGTTGTAAAATGAGAGTCAATCTTAACTTAACTCACAAAGAGATGCAAATGGAAAATGAAGAATTTTATGACGGTGTGACCGTTGATGATGTGGTGCAGTGGTTTGGTGGTGAGCAGGTTGTGTTAGCAAAGAAGTTAGGCGTCACTAAAGCAGCGGTGTCGTATTGGGTAACTGAAGGAAAGATACCGGCAAACAGGGCGATACAGGTTGAGCAATTAACCGATGGGGCAATTAAGGCAGTTGATTTACCAATAATTAAAAGATAACGAGGATTGTTTATGGTGGAGTCTACTAAAACGTACCGCATAAGTCGCGGGGATAAGAACAGTGCTGTCTGTCGCAATGTGGAGGTGACATGGGAGCGAATTTGCACGGTACTTGGTAAGCACAAGGTCGCAAAGACCAAAGAGCAGGAAGGCTGGTTCTGTGGCGGTGGGTTCAGTGGTGGTTATCGCAACACGGAGAACCTGCTTGGGCGTTCACTTTTAACCATTGACGTTGATGAATGCGCAATGACTAAAGGAGAGATTGAGTTTGAGCTAGAGATGACCGGCTTTGCGCTGGTTGCGTACTCAACATGGCGTAGTACAGATAACGCTAATCGCTTTCGCATAGTGTTGCCACTGTCACGGGAGGTTAGCGCGGAGGAGTATGTTGCCGTGATGCACTGGTTCGCGTCGGAGTTTAGCAGTTTTATTATTGATGACAGTGCTTTTAAGCCTGCTCAGTTTATGTATATGCCAAGTGTTGGCGCTGGGTCGAGTGAATCGGCTTTTGTGATGGTTATGGAAGGCAGTGAGGTTGATGTGGATGTAGCGCTTGCCTTTCCTGTTGAAAAGCTGGTGCAGGGAACTGTCAAGGAATACTTGACAACTGAATTTGATGTGGATGGCACGGATGATGACGCAGACGATATGCAGGGACTCTCGCTTGCACTCGCGCATGAACCCATTGATGTCAGCGATGCACTGGTTGAAGCTAATCTCGATGCACTGGTTGAAGCGGCAGGTGATTACTCGACGTGGATTACCGTTGGGCAGGCATTGCATCATCAATACAGAGGATCGGATGAGGGTAAACTTCTTTGGCTTCACTGGTCTGCTAACTCGGATAAGTTCAACGCGGCAGATATTGACCGCAAATGGCAATCATTCAAGACGGAAAAGAAAGTGCGCCCGTTGACGTTTGCCACAGTGATTAAGATGGTCAAGGACAGCGGAGTAAGTGTTGGGGAGATTGTCGAGAAGCAGGTGAAAGAAATCTTTGTCACTGGGTCGGAAGGTCTGTCGGTTGATAATGACAGGGCGTATGAGGATGTGCGCAATAAGTTGCGTAAATTACCACTCAGCGCGGTGACATTAACCAAACGTCAGCAAATCGCACAGGACATTTATGACCGATGGGGTAAAGGTGAGGGGATGACGAAGTCGGCTATCGTTCGTGAGCTTTGCCCACCGAAGAAAGGTGGCTTGGTTGTTGAGGAGATGCCGTCGTGGTTGCGTAACTGGGTTTATGTGCAAAGACCAATGGAGTTTCATAACTTGAAGTACGGCTACTCTATCAAGCGTGAAGCATTCAACGCGGAGTTTGATCGCATGGATGAGTGCGTCGCAGCGGAAAGATCAGCATCGTCGATGGCGCTGGTTGATTGGAAAATGGATACAGTCATCGATACCATGTACTGGGCGAGTAAGAACGATGGGATTTTCGTTAATGATAACGATGGACTGCGGTATGTAAACTCATATAAGAAGCGCGGTGTGTTGCCATGTGAGGTAATGGACGACGATGGGTTGCGTGTTGTGAATATGATGCTCAAGCACTTGGAATTTACGCTGGTTGAACCTAAAGAAAGGGTGATACTGCTGGATTGGATGTGCCATGTTGTACAAAACATTGGTAGTAAAGTGAACTGGGCGGTACTTTTGCAGGGTACTCAAGGAGGTGGCAAGACGTACTTCACTAAGATATTACAAGGCATACTTGGATCGAATGCCACGCAGCTCGATCCTAAGCAATTTACGAAAGGAACGTTTTCGGGATGGGCGTATGGTTCAGTGCTGAATATCGTTGAGGAGATACGGCTATCGGGCGATAACAGGTGGTCGATTATCGATACGATGAAGCCATACATTACAAACGAAACGATACAGATTGAGGAAAAGTTTTCTAACTCTCGGACTGTTCCTAATTTCACGTCGTATTTTCTTTTGACCAACTACCAAGATGCGCTGCCGATTACCAATGGGGATCGTCGTTATTGCGTTTTGTATAGTCGCTGTCAATCTGAAGAACATCTGTTTGCACTGCTTGGTGGTGAGCAGGAAACCAACAGGTATTTTGAGAAACTGTTTTTTGAAACTGATAGACGGATGGATGCACTTTGCCACTACTTTATGAATCGGGTGATAAGCGCGGATTTTTCAGCGAAAGGGCGAGCGCCTAAAACCTTGTCGCGTGAAAAGATGATAGGCTATTCTGTATCGCATGAATTTGAAGAAGTGAAGGATTTGATTGCACATTACCACTGCGAAGTCATTAACGAAAACATAGTCGATATCACACTACTTGGTAAACTTAATTTTGAGGAGTTTGAGCCGTCAGTTTTAAAGCTTCCAAAAACATCGGCATTAACTCGGATACTTTTACAAATTGGCTACGAGAAAGTTCACAAAAGAATCGATGTACCGACAAGCGACGGAGGGCGGAAAAAACACACGATTTGGCGTAGAAGCACGTTAGACGAGAATGAAGTTATCAAGAAAGTACGTGAGCATTACGGGATTTAAAATTTAAACTATGTCGCAGATAAAAAATGCTAAATTTTATCTGCGACAAAGTAACTATGTATTTGCGACACAGTTAAAAAATCACTATGTCGCACCTTCAAACCCTTATAAATACTACATTCTTATACTCTCTGCGACATAGTAGACATAGTTTTAGTAATAATTGGTATAGAGATTAATTAATAGAAATATAGCCTTTTTTGTATTGATTTATAATATATATATAAATGGGAAAAACTATGTCCACTCTGTCGCTTTGTCGCAGACAAAAAAGCCGGCAGTTAACCGGCTAATATTTTATTCTGATTCGATACCGTGGTTTCGTGGATCATATTGCCTATGTCCAGCACGCCCACCGCAACCTTCGCATTGAACAAAAACATCCAAAACTTTACCATCCTCATCGACGTATGTTTTTGCACCATCCATGGGGTTAAGTGGCGCTGTCATATCGCAACCGCAATCTAAACATTTATCATAAGGCAGTGAACGGTATTTTTTAAACTCCATCATCGTCCGAATTGCTAAACTCACAAAAGCCGATTTTGATTTAAGTCCAGCGCTTTCAAGAAAATCAATTAAATCTCCCTGTATTGATAATTGATAATGTCTTGATTTTTTACGCGGATCAATTTTAGGTCTACCGCGTGAAACTTTTAAGGCTTTAGGAACTTTTACTTTCATTGCTTTTTTAGTGAACAGCATTTTTAATCTCTCCATACTCGGCTTCGAGTGATTTATAAGCCGTTACATATTCTTTGTATGCTTGAAATAAATGAACATCTTCATCGTAAAGCATTTGTAAGTAATCACTTGGTAGCGATTGGATATATTGTTTATATGTCATCATCATGGTTATTCTCCGGTGTAAATATAAATGCGTTGTTTACCGTTATAAATTGGCAATCCTTTGCGGTCATAATGGCGCACAATTTTAAAACCTATCTTTTTACCATCTGCTGTGAAGTAGTCTGTTTTTGATCCGTAAACCATTCCCCACTGACCAATCGATAAAGTCATCCGATAGCGTAAATTTGGGAAGCAAGCACGGCATTTAGCTGAAAATTCGTTATTAGTATCAAGGTTAAAGGATGCCATGGCTTATTCTCCCCATATTACAATTAGTTCAGCAACAAAAATTACAGTGAAAATTGTTGTCAAAATTGATCCAACTACCACGTCATAAAATGTATTCATGTTATATCTCCGGTTTAAGTTAATTAGTGCAATAGCGCACTGCATAGCGCCTTATGTTTAAGGCGCTACACGCTGAACTATTCCCAGTCGCTGTAATCTTCTAGCACGTCAACTACACGTCCGCTAACATCGATTAATGCGCTGTTAGCGTCGTAGATTTGAGCGTGGATTATGTCACCAATGTCTTTGCGGTTTTCACTACGAACAACCGTATCATTATCAAGTAAATAAGTAATCATTTCTATAGCTCCCGTTAATAGATTGTTTCGTAATGAATTGCTAAATTTGCATTGCTAATCGAATGATGAATTTGAAAACCGCATTCTTCAATGCTTGTAAATTCACCGAATCTTTTTTCATGCCATTTTAAAAAATTTAATATTCGTGTTGCGTGTCTTTTGTTTGAAAAGCAACAAACACACTTACAATTAAACATTAGCGCGTGTTTAACCACTTTGTTTGATGCAATTAATTCGATAGTAAATTTATTCATGTTGTTTCTCCGGTTAAATGTAATCTAATTCTTTGGCAATACGTCTAAGCGCTGTTTCAATATGATTGTCGTCAAGATACTGATAAAGAAAATCGGTAGCGGTAAAGTGTAGTTTTGCAGCTCGGAACAGTCCCCAAATGAAAAACTTTTCTTTGTTCTTTCCAAGGTCATTTGCTTTGAATGCCAGCATTTGATCGCGTGGCAATGCTTTGATAGCATCCTTCATCATGTTGTAGTGTGCTTGTTTCATTTTCATGACTGTACTCTCCCTGCTTTGTATTCTCTGATAAACTTCTTAGCAACATCTAAAGACTTGGTAAGAGTCACTAAGCCGCAAGGAAAGCAAACTGACATGATAGACTCCCCATTGTAGACAGCACCGCAAATGTATTCGCCTTTGTAGAATACACTCCAAGATGAATGGATTAGTGTTGTTTGACGACGTGCCGCCAAGGTGTTTTGATAAGTTTTATTGAGTTTCATTTTATACTCTCCGATTATTGACTACTTTGCGATTTCGTTAATGTAAACGATGTCATTATGTGAATAGCACAATCTGCAATCATTGCATTTTTGACTGCAATTGATAGCGACGTTAGCGCTTAAATCTGACTTCTTATGCGCTGTGAAAACTTTGTCATAGCCAGCAGGCAGTTTGTCGATTTTGTTCATTTTTGTACTGCTGTGGATCAAAATCACGTTAGCTGGTTTAGATACCATTGATAATACTGCTTTGATTAGGTCTTTGCGTTTAGTCCAAAAGCCGAAAACGGTTTCGGGGTTTTTACGCGCAAGATTGAAATAGTTAAGTACATGAATTTCATTATGTACTTCGCCAAAACTGTCAAAACGAGCAATAGCAAAATTTAAACGCGGTAACTCGGTATCGAGCAAAATTCTTTTGTACAGGTCGGCATTGCGTTCTAATGCTTTTACTAACGTCGGATAACGCTTTTCTGTAGTAATCGAATAACACCGAGTGCAGATCATGGAAATATCCGCTGATCCATTCATTTTGAGGCAGAAAGGATTGCTAGAGGCAGGAGTGTTGAAAGAAGGGATATCCTGCATTTTTGCAGTTCCCATCGTCATGTGTAACTTGAAAGTCATGTTAATTCTCCGATTAATTAGTGCAATAGCGCACTGCATAACGCCTTATTTTTAAGGCGTTACACGCTGAACTATTTGTTTACTGCATTAGATAGTTCTTCTATCTCTTTTAAATTCGCAGTAAAAGTATTCAAAAAAGATACAGGCTTTTGATAATCCCAGATACCACCTGCATCTCTGTAGTTACAAACTTCGCCAAACTTTAGGCGGTAAACGCCATATAAAACGGGGTAAAAGTCCCCGTCCATTTCTTCAATCATCTCACCTCTAATTGAAACAAGTTCGTCATCAATGATTGCTTGCGCAAGCTCTTGCACAATTTCCCATTTGTCGGTGGGCGCTAATTCATTAAATGTTTCTTTAGTGCTAATGAAAAATGTGTTGCTCATGGTATTATCTCCGGTTTGGTTAAGGTTTAACGCTGTGTTTCGCGTTGGTGATAGAATATTTCATCTAATTTTATTAATCAACAATATTATTTTAATTAATTAACTTTATTAATATTGTTTAGCGTAAAATTAATATTCTATTTTGCTAAAATGTTGATTTAATTGAAGAAAACGGGACGATATCGATTCGCTATTATCCTTTCAGCCTCTCCGCAACACTTGCCGGCAGCCTTCATTCTTAGCAATCTCTGCGGCACAAATCAGCAGGCACAAAAAAGCCTCACAGGATTTAAAACCTGCGAGGCTCTCTAACTTAACAACAAATAAAATATTTTACCTGCTAATAGTAATTAGCATTTTTTACCGCCTCCGCCTTTACCGCCTTTGCCTTTCTTCATAGCCATCTGGATCACCTCCTTTTTATGTGACATGGTTCTATTATAGTATTGATATGATACAATCGCGCAAAATCTTATCACTTCATCGTCGTGAGGACGTTATGACAATCAAACAAACAAACTTTGTGGCGGGAGAATCATTTTCTCGTCGGCAAATGCTTGATATGGGTATGCCAATCGGTAATCCACATCTCCCTCCTTTTAATCGCAAAGAAATGCCTTTTTTCATCGCTCCAGCAATTGCGGCAGCAGGTACAGCCTTTGCAGCAGCAGGAACAGCTATTGCAGCAGGCGGTGTAATGGCTTCAATGGGCGCAATCGGTACAGCGGCTTTAGCTACCGTCGGGGCAATTGGTACAATCGCAGCGGTCGCAGGAACAGCAATGTCAGTAGTCGGCATGGTGACAGGCGATAAAGGCTTGATGAAAATAGGCGCTATTGTCGGTTTAGCTGGTGGCGTTGCTTCGCTTGCATCTGGTGCTGTGGCTTCGCTTGCTGCCGGTGGGGAATTTGCTATGGGAACAGCAGGTATTCAATCAGCTAATGCGGCTAATGCGGCAGCGGTTAATACAAGCAACCTTCTGGCTAATGGTGCAGTAACTGGTGGATTGTCAGCAAGTAAAACGGCATTAAACGGATTGACTGGGGAAACCGCAAGACAGGCTGCGATTAATACAGCTCAAATGTCACCTGTTACATTACAAGGAGGGGCAACCAGTAGTCAGATAGGTAGTGCATTAGGTCAAAACGCAACCATATTGCCTAATTCCGGCTTAATTGGTAAAACTGCAAGCGGTGCTTTATTAAGTGGCGCGGAAGCGCTCAACGCTGGTGGTTCTGGTGCAGCTTTAGCGGCAAACTCAGCGGCATCTAGTGGGGGCTTTATAGATAAGCTGCTAGGTAGCATGACTGAAAAAGATTATGTAATCACAGGCTTTAGCGCGTTAACAGGCGGGGCAAAGATGATGCAAGCCAATCAAGCAAGCGCCAATCAGCAAAAACAGTATGAATACGGACAAGCAGTACGCAATCAACGTATTGCTAATCTAAACAGTGTGCCGACTCTACGCAATACACTTGATGCTAATGCCGGCTTAAATGCTAACGCAGGACTATAGACAATGAAAAATAAAACAGATACTCCAGCAGGCAAAAGCTCAACAGGTGGTATGACTAATCAAATGCTGATTGATATCCAGCATAATATCGAATCAAAAGTATCACCAGAGAATAAGCAGCGCTACAACAAAACGGTTCTAGCCGCTGAAACTCTAATGTTTGATCCTAAAACCCACCAGAACATGGAACTAGTCAAGAATCCAGACAGCCAACAAAACCTTATTGAAACAGTTAGCAAAGGTGTCAGCGGCTTAATGTGGTTACTCTATCAGCAATCAAAGAAAAGCCTACCGGCAGAAGTGCTAGTATTCGCAGGCACGACAACTATCTGCAAGGTGCTGGACTTTGCCGAACGTGGTTTAAAGCTATCAGTCACTCCAGAAATCATCTCACAGACAACCAAGCGCACAACAGATAAACTGTTTGAGCAAATGGGCATCACGCCCGAACAGCTCAAAGCGGCAATTGCTCAAGGTAAACAAGAGATTGAAGATTACCAAACGCATCAAGAGTATGTCGGCAATAAGATGCAGGCAGTAAAGGCTAAAGGCACAGCGCCTAATAAACCAGTCAAGAGAGGTAAATAGTTATGGCTTATGGAATGTTAACCAGTTTCGCTTTAGGCGCTGCTGAAGGTCTAGGAAATGCTATTGTCAATAAATACAGCAAGGATCAAGACGCTGAGATTAAAGCCAAGGCAGATGCAGAGCGCGAAGCACGAATTGAAGAAGCGGCTATAAGGCTGGAAGGTAGAAAGAATTTACGATCTGATTATGAATATGATCGGAAATCAGCGGATGAAACCATTACAAAGGCTGAAGAACGTCAAGCCAAATATGATGAAGAAGAACGTAAAATACGCGAAGCCAATGATCCTAAAAACCTGTCTGCTCAAAAAACAGAAGCAGAGATTGCAAAAATAAAAGCCGATACTGGCTTATCTGAAAAACGCGCAGAACACGTCGGTAAAGGCGGTAGGGATAATGGGGATGATGATGCTACACCAGAAGGCGGAATGCGTAAAAAAGACCTTATCAGAATGGAAGGCGTTGACGAAAACGGTCACAAAGTAGTCTATTGGAAAAATATCAAGACTGACAAAATAATTAAGGATGAACCTGTTATTACAAAGGCAGACGCTAAAGCGGCAGATAAGGAAGCAGTTAGAAAAGCCAATGAAGCCACAGGTTCTAAATATACAAATGCTCAAGAAGTAATTGGCGCTGAAGAACCAAGCTCTAGTTGGATAGGTAATAAAACAAAAGGAATGCTAGGTACGTCAGATGAAGAAGCCAAGGCAGAAGCCAAGGTAGAAAAACTTAAAAGGGAAAAATGGTTAATGATTTATGGTAACTCGCTAACTAAAAAACCTGCTCCGAATAAATCACAATTCACTCTTGAATCAGTAACAGGCGAATAAACTATGGCTATTTTTACTTTTAAAGCACCCAATGGGAAAAGATACACAGTCAGTGGATCAGAAGGCGCAACACAAGAAGAAGCACTGGACTATCTAATAGCCAACTGGGATACACTACAGGATTTTCCAGTAACAACGGATGCTGAGAAAGAAAAGGTAGCCGAACAACCTATAGAAACTTCCATAGCGCAAGAAACCAAGCAACCTATAACAAAGCAGCCTGTAGCAGAGCAAGCAGAACAGCCATCGTTATTTGATAAGCAGGTGGGAACTGATATTGAAAACTCACCTGCTTATCAATCTGCAAAACAGGTAGCAACAGCATTAGAGTCATCACCTATTGGTGCAGTAAGACGATATGCTTACGATCAATCAATGGCACTATCAAAAGGCGTAATTGGTGTTCCAGAATTTATTACAGGTATTGCGGACATTGCCAGTGGTGGCGAAACAGGTAAATACTTGGAAGATAAGGGGATTGATTTCAAAGCGGCTAGAGAATATCTAACCTCACAACAATCACCAGAAGAACAAGCGGCTCAAAAAGAGATTCAATCACAAGACACATTTGGCGGCACATTAAAAGCAGCAGTAACCAATCCAGTAGCTACACTAAATACTGCACTTGAATCCGCACCTGCTTCTTATGCAGGTGGTGCAATCGGTGGCGCTGTAAAAGGCATTGGTATGCTTGGCAAAGCCAGTGGTGTAATTGGAGCAGGTGCAGGTGAGTTTGTAGTAGGCGCAGGGCAACAGGCTGAAGGGATACGCCAAGAAACCAATAATGGATTGCTTACAGAAAAGCAATCAGCCGCTGCGGTAGGTGCAGGTGCAGCCGATGCGTTCTTAGCTGGTATTGGTAGTGTAGCCGCTAAAAAACTAGGATTATCTGATATTGATACCTTATCAGCAGGAATACCATCATCCGAAGTATCGCTTCGCGATATGGCGAAACAGATATTAGGTGGAATGGCTATTGAAGGTGTAGTGGAAGAAATGCCACAATCTGCCGTAGAAAAGATTATCGAAAACTATGCTTTAGATAAACCAAGTCTATTTGAAGGTGTACCAAACGCTGCGGCAATAGGTTTAGTTACAGGCGCTACAATGGGCGGTGGTCATGCTTTAATAAGTGAACTAGAAAAAGATAAATCTCAACCCGAAGGTACACCAATTGCAGAATCAATGCTACAAGGTGGATTACCAACAAGTGAACCTGCTCAACCTCAAGCCGAAGAACCAGTTAGCGATACCCTAAGAGCCTATACAAATATTTTTAGAGATGAGAATTTAAACCCTACCCCACCTGCCCAAACGGTAGATACCACAGCGCCTATTGTGGACAATGAAACTATTGCTAAAGATGTAATTAATTCAAATACACTTGATGACGCACTCCAAACATTCAACAATACCGTAGAAGCAA